TATTACTAAAACCATCTCATTCATCATGCGTATTTACTCCAGAACTCATTCCACATCCAAATAACATGATCGTATAGTAAATAAGCAGTTACTTCAGGACAATACTCATCTATTTTAACTTCTTCAGTAATATAACAAACACTATTATATTCTTCTAGGAATCTTTGAATATATCCTCTGTACTCTTCAATGTGCTCACACTCACCAATAGTTTGTTCAGCAAAATGCATAAAGTTCTCATAGTCAGCATTATAGATACCTAACTCGTTATCTATCTTCTTCGGTGGTAATGCGTATGGGTTTTTTGGATCAATTTTCATCATATGTTCACTCCTTTTATTATATATGTCTCTCCATTATCTTATATTCCCATACTATCGAATATAAGTCAACAGGGTATACAAAAAAAACTCATATTTTTCTTCTATGCATTTAATCATAAATAGCTAAAAGAGAGGAGAAAATATGGATCCGATTACAGCATTTGCAGCTGCTACGGCAGCTTTCAATACCATTAAAAAAGGTTTTGAATTTGGCAGAGATGTAGAAAGTATGTATGGCGATATTGGTCGTTGGATGAATGCTAATGAAGCTATTCACCACGGACACCATAGTGCGAAAAAAAGAAATGTAGGTTCTATTGAAGAAGAGGCCCTTGAGACGTTTGGTGTTCTCAAGAAGGCAAAGAAAATGGAAGATGAGCTGAGAAACTGGTTAATCGCTACTCACGGAATGAATGCGTGGAATGATTTGTTAAGGATCCAAGCAGCTATACGTAAAAAGCGTAAGGAAGAAGCAGAGCGCAAAAAACGTGAGATGGAAGCTACAATTAAATGGGTGTTTGGAGGATTTATATTCCTTGTTGTTTCATTTATTGTAATATGGGTAGGATTAAAATATTTTGGTTACTGATGAGACACTTCCTTATAATATTATTTGTTGTAATTACCGCACAAATAGTGTATGCTGATAAAAAGGATTATGTATATAAATTAATTGGACAAGATTGGGCTCTTGAAAGTGGAGAAAGAGTTTTAAAATGTTTGTATAGATATGATATGAAAAACAAATTGATAACTATAAATTACACTTATCCTTGTCCTAAGCAAATAATAAATAAAATTAAAGAATGAAAATAATAATTATATTGATGATATTGTATCCTTCTTTTCTTGAACCTGCTCAATGGGGTGGCCGAGGACATCTATATGATGAAAGGAATCAATATACAGTTGTATGTAGATTGTCTAAAGAGAAAAGAGTAGATCCATTTTTTGGTGAAGATTCTGTCAAGTGTCATTATAGATGTCAAGATTATAAAGATATAAAAGATGAATTTGTTATTACGACACATAGCGATCATGTATGTGAAAGAGAAGTTACTCAAACAAGAGGTAACTTCAGGGATTGGAGAAACAAATGAAGAATGATGATATGTTTTTAACAACTATGAAATGGGTTGCAATATTTACAGTTGCATTGTGTTGCTTTTTAGCATGGGATGCAGATAGTAGTGAGTCATGGGATAGTTGGTTAAAAGAAGATTTAGTTGGTGAAGAAATTATATGGAAGAAAGATCATATACTAATTGATGCTCCTTATAGAGCTATGAATCCAGCTGGTGTAGAAATCTTTATAGATAACTCAAGTGTACTAGAACCTGATTACAGTAAACTAACATTAGTTATAGATGAGAACCCAACTCCTTGTTGTGCTATATTTGAATTTATGGGGATCCATCCTGCTATAAAAACTAATGTAAGAATTAATGCTTATACAGATTTAACAGTATTAGCTGAAGATGAATTTAAAAATATTTCATATAATCAAAAATTTGTAAAGGCTGCTGGAGGTTGTTCTGCTCCACCAATGATAACAAGTAGTCTTCCTTTTGGTGCTATGAATGTGACAGAAAAAGGAGCTTGGACTAATATTAAAATATACCATCCTAACTATTCCGGAATGCAAATTGAGCAACTTACAGGAATAGAGATACCTGCTGAATATATAGAAACAGTAAAAGTATTCCTTGACAATGAAACTATTTTTGAATATACTGGAACTATAGGTATTGGACAAGATGTATTTTTTGAATTACCTTTTCGTGCATCAGGTAAGAATGTTAAAGTGTGGGCTAGAGATAATCTTGGAAGAGAATTTAAATATGAAGGACATCACTAGTGACTTACTTTTATGGCAATAAAGATTATTGGGAACAAGGTCCATCCAGTAATCCTTATACAGAAGGAAAGTGGTTAGCTAAAAGGAAATGATATGATAACAGTAACAGAGCAAGCAAAAGATTACCTATATAAAATAGCAATTAAAAATAATAAAGAAATAATTTCTTTTGGAGTTGATGGGGGTGGATGTGCTGGATTCAGTTATAAGTGGAGTTATCTTGACAGTTACGATAATACTCACATTGTATTGCCAATACAAGATAATGTTGTACTTGCTATTGACAAAGTAGCAGAGATGTATATTATGGGCAGTCAGATTGATTACGTATCAGAATTATCAGGTAGTTTTTTAAAGATAGATAATCCATTAACTAAGTCAAGTTGTGGTTGTGGAGAAAGTTTCTCAGTAGTTTAATATAGATAACGATTAGTATCCATTTGGAACTATCACATAATGTATAGCTAATACTATACCAACCGATACACCTAAACCAATCATCATTTTAAAAAAGTCTTTTGCAACTAAAGGAAACACTCCTTTGAACTTTGTTCTATTTGTGAATGTTGCAATAGCTAATTCTCTACCTGTTAATAATCCAACAAATACCCATGTTGTTGACATTGGTATATCATTTAATTCTTTAAAGAAGAATAAGATCAACCAATAAATTAAGTCAATTAAACAAGCACTTCTTACATACTTTGTATGTTGTTTTTCTAAGACTATCTTTTGGATCCTACCACCACGTTCTTTAAACATATATGCTAAGCCAACAACAAATGTTAAAGATACAATCATCATCCAATCAAAAGGAACTTGTCTTGGTAAGAATACAGCTATGTTTGCCATATCATGGCTCAACCAAGTCATCCATAAGAACCCTGTAGTAAACCATTGAGCTACTCGCCAATATTTCTTATGATGTTCTTCTGGGTGTTTAGATTCATCTAATATTTTTGTTATACCAAACCAAGTTACATATGCTGCTAGACCTGCTAATGCATATCCCATCATAGATTTCATTAACATTTTTTCTAAAACAAATGTACTTGCAAAAGCTGATAGTACTAGAAATGAAGTACTAACAGGAACACCAAGTCGTGTTAACAATATTAGTATGGCTGGTGCCATAGCATGATACCATTGTATCTCTACATAAGGTATTTTATTTAATCTTCCATATGATATATCACCACCATTAGTAGTCCAACCATACCATAATGTCCATAATAGAACACCTGATGCAGCTAACCATAATGTCTTCCAGTGAAATCTTTCTTTATTAGATGCAATGAATGTACCTAATGTTTGTACTGAATCGTTTGCAATAACTGAATAAGCAGCAAACAAAAATCCTAGTGCCATCCATAAACTTAAACCTTCCATAACTACCTCCTAGAATTTATACTTGTAGCCGATACCAATACTATTGTATTGACTATCGCCTCTTTTGAATTTTGAATTGATTGATATTGAATTGTTGTCGTTTAGTTTTTTACTAAACCCAAACTTATATGTGATATCAGATTGTTCATAGACAGGATCAAAACTATCTCTAAATCTAACTCCTGTTTTGAAACTCCATGTATCTGTTAACTTAAATTTAACACCTGGCTCTGCATGCCAATATCCATGGTCTTTATTTCTTTCAAACTTTCTACCTGCACCAGCTCTTAAATAAAACATATCTAAGGATCCAATCAAAGCAAACTCTGCTCTTTGATCATTACCTGTACTTTGATCTTTTAATTTTGTTCTTGTTTTAACCTCAGCTGCAAAGATATCATTAAGTTTTCTTCCTACTGTAAGGCTATATTCTTTAGCATTATTACCACCATTCAATCCATCCTGTTGACCTACACCAAACTTAATGTAAGTATCTTTGGCTGATAATGGAAGTGCTAATATAAGAATAAGAAATGTTACGAGTGCTTTCATAATTTTATTTAGTGTGCCAATACCACATGGTCATAAAACCTTCATAATTGGTCTTTACCTATCTCAACTTGTTGTTCCCATTCTGTTTTACGAAAGTTGACAATCTTCATTGCTCTCTTCCAATATGCTTTCATTTTAGGATCCTTTGCATTTTGATATGCTCTCATAGTATTATTAAATAATCTTTCATACATACGAAGCATGAAAGGAACATAATAAGGATTATTCAATAACAATTTATGTGTCTTTTTTTCCACTTCAAATCAAAGCTCCGTTCTCTTCAATATATTGGTATACTCTTTTTTCATTTACATATGCCTTNTATCGTTCTATCTTATCTAATAGTTGAGCAGTCCATTGATATATACTTTCCTCGTATACGGCAGGCTTTTCGTTATCTATCGCCATTACAATCACTATTTTTGGAATATGAATACCTGTTAATGATTCAAACATTAGACTGTATGCTGTTCCTTGTAGAAAGTAATCTGTAATCCATGCTCTCTTCTTAATCTTTCTTGATGTTTTAAAATCAACAATAGCATCTTCTCCATTCCAATTACATACACAATCTACTCTTCCAGCAATTTGTAACTTGTCACTGTACAATGGTACCTCTTGATGGTAAACAGTTTTTATATTTTCGTCTAGTATTGGTTTGAGGGTTCTAAACATAGCTAGATTAGAAGGCATATGTTTTAATGTGTAGTCTTTATTGTTGAGATAGTCTTCACATATTTGATGAACAGCAGTACCTCTTCTACTACTTTGTGTTGAGATTTTGTTTGCTTCTTCAGCTCCAACTCTATCTCTCCATTCTTGAATACTTGCTTTTTTAAAATAACCTAAGACAGACGTGATACTTGGATATTTTTCTCCAGAGGGAGTCAAGTATACACGTCTACCATCTTCATTCTTAGATTTTAACTTTTCAAATTCAGCTAATTTTTTATGTTTAAATAATTCCATAATTAAGTTTACTTATAATATAATCTTTAACAAGGCCACTTCGTACGATATCTTCTTCATCAAATTCAACTCCTGTAAATTGTTTCATTCTTTTTATAATACTCATAAATGATTTTAATCCATTCTTCTCATCATCAAACTTCAAATCACTCTGTCTAAAATCACCACAGAATAATACTTTACAATTTCGACCCAATCTTGTTATGATTGTATCTAACTCATGGAATGTCATATTTTGACACTCATCTACTAATACTACACTATCTTCAATTGTAATTCCACGAATAAATGAAGTACTTGTAAAATTAACCATCCCTTTGCCTTTAAGGATATCGTAAGCATCTCCTCTTTGAAATATATCACTACAAATACCTTTGTAAGGTCCTTCATATATTTCACTCTTTTTAGCTGCACTACCTGGTAAGAAACCCATGTCTCTTGTTGGTACTACGCTTCTCACAATTGTAAGATCGTGATACTTTTGTTGAAGTATATCTTTGATTGCGAGGTAAACTGAGATGAATGTCTTTCCGGTTCCAGCTACGCCATGTGCCAATATGTTTTGACCTCTAGCATACTCATTCCAGATTCTTGATTGATTCCTAGTCTTAGGTTCTACTCTTCTCAATTCAAGTGAATGATTTTGTTTTGATTTACTCGTTCGTGCTTCTCTCCTTAACGCCTTCCTTTCTTTTCTTGTTAAATGGTGTACTAGTTCATTTGTGTAAGCGAGTACGGGATGTTTCATTGTTCCTCTTTCTATGCTTTTCTACTACTTGTTGGGTTTTTATTTGCTTAGTAGTTCTACGACCATGCTTTTCAGCCACAGCACTGGTTGGATGTGCTTCAGAAATCTTGGATAAGACTTCTTTAAATCCATTATCATTTCTAAGGGTTTTACTACTAGCGACTCCAGCAACAACATTGGGTGCGGTGATCACAGATTCTAGGTGAGGGTTAGCTTCAAGATATGGTTGTTTCTCATCCATACCCATAAACTTGTCAAATGTTTCTTCAGTTTTTGTATCTCTAAATAAATATACCGGCATCTATCCTACATTATCTTGTACACCCATAATAGGGTCAAAACTCTCATAATACATTCCAGTAACGTTGCTACTGTTAATCTTATGTATCTTTCTGTGAGTTCTAGGAAGTACAAATTTAAAGTTAATATTAATATTTTTTTGAGCAACATATTCCATATATCTACATCTATTGATATTATCAGAATAGCTTGCTCTCGTCTCTGGACCATATCCATTGGATCCATCATAAAGGTTTGCAGTACTCATATGTTGGTCTTCTAGTAAGAAGTCAAAACCAAAACAATACAAAGTAGTGAATCCTTGTTTGATTGCTTCTAGCATTGCATTTATTCCAGCACAAGATCTAACAAAGCCACCACTATGTTCTTTTGCTTCAAACTGTTCTGCAAAAGGAGGAATAATAACTCTTTCAGATGGAAAAGTACTTTGCTTTATTTCTTCTGTAATTATTGGATCAATAGCAACTAGATAATCAGGGATCAAGTAGTCTGGATAATCTCTATAGATAGCATTACAACCAAAGGTACATCCCTGACCTATTAGTCTTGTAAGATCTATTCCTTCTCTACTTGGTCCATTACCAATTATAAAAGCTGGTTCAGCTTCTGCCATCAATCCACTCCACATCACCAATCACTTCTACAACTCTTGTTCGAGCTTGTTCTTTTGATCTAGCTTGTACAGTTGCACATCCTATATCATATTCAAACTTCCAATGGATATCATCACTTTCACCCTTCATAGATAATTCATTTGGTACATAGAACCAAACTACATGCTCTTCTTGAATGGGGAATCTTATTACTTCAGCCATAGGCATTAAAAATGTACTGTAAGTTCTTTAGCAATTGCTGGAGGTAAGTCCATATGATCTTTTGGTTGTACATCTTGATATGTTACATTATACATTGTACATCCAGTTAATGCTAGGTATGCAAACAATGCAACCAATATTAAAACACATAATCTATCTTTGGTCATTTCCAATCCTTTGCTATATCAGGAAATGCTTTTTTAGCAACGTGTCTAGTTATTCCAGGATAAGGTATTTCACCTTTACGAATTGCTAAGATCAGTTTTGCATCTTGAGCATCCATAGTTTCTAGCCACTCGATGTATTGTATTTCTCTTTTGGTTTTACTTAATGTATCATATCCCCCACCTTTAACATAGATACGAAGTTTATTGTATGAAGCCTTGAGTACGTTTTGTACATCAGACTCAGCTGGGGATGGTTTGTATGGTGGATCAGTGTCAGGTACTAACCATTCCACCGGTCCATAACAAAAGTATAGTACTGCCTTCAAAGCCTTGGTTTGTTTTTCAACAAGATAGTTTACTCTGTCTTGAACCTTTTCAAACTTTCCTGCTTTCTCCAATACTTCTGAAGTGCTAAAATTAATTGTCATTAAAATTCTCCTATATGTTCAATTAAGTTTTTTAATTTATTATCTACAAAGTAGTTAAAAAGTTTATCTCTTTGATTATACTGATAATTATCATATTGGTCAACAATTTTATCAGTAATATCAGTAGGGATCATATCAAGCGATACAAGTTGCTCATTTCTTTTGTATCCTCTTAACATTGAATCACTACAATATTGTGAAGGTTGCATTTCTACCCATGCAGATAATTTACTCTTCATAATTTTTTTACTTCTTTTACTTGTCACATACGTATCATCATCAGAAAGGAAGTTAGGGATCCCGTCTCCTCTATCTCCTTTTATGATATGTTCTATTAAATATTTGTGAGGGTTATTGTTTGTTACAAACTTTTTTTGGATTGGCGAGTACTGATAGACATTATAATACTTTTGTAATTGAATAAAGTCTTTATCACTACTTAAAATTAATATTTTTTGTTCTCTATAATTACGTTTTACTAATACAGCAATCACATCATCTGCTTCTGCTGTAGCAATCTCAATTACCGCATACGGAAATATTTGTTTAAGATCATCTCTAATATCATTTAAGCATTCAAATATTTTATTCCAATCAAAGTTGCTGGCTTCTCTTGCTTGCTTTCTATTCATTTTATAGAAAGGAAAGATATCTCTTCGCCAACTCTTCTTACTATCACAACAGATAACAAGTTCACCGTATTCCTCTTTAAACTTTTTTCTATAATTCATTAACGTATTAAGAATCATATGTTTAATAAGATCCGGTTGGATTTCTTCATTTTGTTTGATGTTTTGCATTAAGTTGCTAATGCATACTTGATTTAAATCTACTAATATCATAACTAAATTATAGTACAAACTAACGTTGAGGTCAACTAAATTAATTCATCTTCACTTTCTTTTTCTGCTTCATTCATTTCTGACACAGTAACTTCTGTCCCAGGGATATACTCATCATCTAATTCAACATTATATTCTGTAACATCTTTATCAACAGTTTTTTGTATCACATGATCAACACCAATATTTCTAAGCAGTGCTGATTTGAGAGATTCAATTGTGTATGCATAATCTTTCATAAACTCATCACTATCAACATTGAACCCATGCATAGCAAGTTTATTATAGATTGTTGATCCGTAATGGTCTGTGATATCAGCTACGTAAGATGTTTTGTGATCAAGTAGTTCTTTATCAAGTTCCTCTTTAGACTGAGGGGGAGTCTTCATTTTTGTTTTTGGAAACTGTATTATATTATTTGTCATTCCAAATACTCTTTATAATTTCTTTTCTTTGGTTTTCTATCATTTTCCTTTGTTGTGTTATTTCGATTCGCTGTGCTTTCAATTGTTCTGTAATATCTCTACTAACCGTTTTTGGAAACTGTATTATATTATCCATCTAATTTATCTAACCTGTCTTTATTCGCTTGTATCTTCTGATCCTGACTTTTATCAATTAAGTTTTGGATCCTTTTCCCTTGTTCTGCTTCACTATCCATATGGACATTACTATCTATAATCTTTTCTAATTTAAGATACTCTAATCTCTCATTTGCAATCACCCTCCACGTATACCCACGTTCCGTATACAACCCAAATACAGTCGCGCGGAGACCTATTTTAATTATTATAGCATCTTGCCCTTCTAGTATACACTTATCTCCTTCATTAAACAACGGGTTTTGTTTAAACTTTAATCCTTTAGCTAACGAGGTAGCAAAGTCTTTAAACCAAAATACAAACACAATAGAGATTAACACACTTATCCATGGTAGCAGCAAGTGTGTTAATTCTAATCCCATTTCTTCTAATTGTCCAAATGCTTCCATATAGCTATTTAGTCAAGTTTAGACCTTTTTATAGCCCCATCTATTCTCAGATAGATCCCATACACGTTTAGTATCTTTAGGGATACGAATCATATACGTATTGCTAAATTTAATTAAGTTGTTTGTAAGTTGCATAACGCCCTCCTTTTAAAGTTAAGCGTCCTTTTAACTGATGGACCATCAGTCACTTTGTTCCATGTGAATGGTAATACTATTTATATTACAGTACTTTACAGCAACAGTCAATAGCTAATTATCTTTATTATGTAAATCAAATAATGTCTTAACCTTTTCTTGTAATACTTCTATAGCAGTGTGCATCTTAGCAAGTACGATAACAAGAGTAATGAACCCAAGTAGGATAGGCCAAGCAGCATTAATGATATCTAAGAATGTTAAACTTTCCATAGTAAAGGTATTTATCAAAACACAAAAACACTTTTACTCGTTAGATAGAATGCTCTTAGTCAATACGTAGTCAGGTAGTTGTTTGTATGCTTCTTTGTATGATAACCCTTTTAGTGGTTCGTTTTGTATTAGCCCCTTGGAAGATGCCCAATGTAATAAATCTAGTTGTATCATAATTCGTCCTTTTTTCACTTTTTTGTGGGGGGTGTGATTTTTCAAATCGCCCTATACCCGGTTTTTTAGGTGGGAATGGGAGTACGTATCCTCCCTATACCCTATGTCTCTCAGCTCATTGCACCGCAGGATTATTACACGCATGTTGCTGAGCTTCAAAGATGGTACTGTACTTGAGCCATCCTGTAGCATACTCTTGGTCCTCNCCATAGAACATATCTAACCATAGACCCGTCCTTAGGTAGCTCTCCATGTTACTGATGTATCCTTGTACCATACTCATCCTCATAATGCTCCCTTTGTCCTTATTGCGGACTGCCTTCTTTAGCATTGGTAGCTTTTCTCTATTACTTTTGATCCATGAGCGAACCGTTTTGAATGACAGGTAGTGATCAGGAGGGAGGTTGACCACGGCCTGGCAATATTGAGAGTAGCTAGGTTCGCCCTTCTTAGCTCTTGCTGCTGCTAAACGCTCAGCTGCAGCTTGTTTCTGTTCTGTTGTTAATTTTCTTCTTCTCATATCTACTTGTACCTTTTATAAACTTGTTCTGCTTCTGCAGAAAACTTGGGAATTCGATCCGCGGATCCGCATATCTGCTTGTACCTTTTATAAACTTGTTCTGCTGTCTTAGATAGTTCTTCTTGATGTTCCGGTGGACACGTAACTACATCTAATGCCTTTGGTTCTGTTTCCATGTTATTGTATATATCATTAGTTACTTGATTCCAAATGTCCTCAACTAAACTAACATACTTATATACTACCTGATCATCCATAAAGTCTGGATTAAGTGTGTTAACCGTATCGTTGATAATCTTATTATACCTATCACAATACTCTTTGTCCTGAAACATATCCATCATCAATCTTACTTTCATAAGTCTGGTGTTTGCTCTCTCAACATGATATTTTCTAATATTATGCTTTACTTGGTTTTCTTCTTTTTCAAATATTGGTGCTACTTTCATTTTACTCTCTCCTTGTTTTTGTTATCTCTCTTATTATATTCCCATACTATCGTATTAAAGTCAACAGCTAATTTATTGATAATCCAGATGATTGAACATGAATTGAAACTTCTCTGTCAAGTTGTATTCGATTATCTCTCTCACTATATTCCAACTCATTCTCCTGTCAGTAGGTTTGTTNAAGTTGTTGTTTATCATAACCAATTCAGCTGATGACATTTTTCTTTCAAAANTTTCTTCAAATATATTTACAATTTCATTTATAGTTTTCATTTACTCTTCTCCTTATATTTAATCTCTAATTTTAAAACCATTTTCATCTCTAGGATCGCTGAACTTAGAACCCCATTGAGTTCCAGTTCTTCTAGAGTCGTGAAAGTTACTATCACTCCCAGATACTTGTTG